TATACAACTGGCGGTCTTATTTCTTCTTCCCCAGCAATCTCCAACGGATATGTTTATGTCGGATCGTATGACAACAAACTCTACCAGTTAAACGCAACAAACGTGTCTCAGATGATAGCTAGTTATGAAACCAGTGGGGATGTTTACTGGTCTTCCCCCGCAGTTGCTAACGGATATGTTTATGTTGGATCTAGAGACAGCAAAGTATACCAGTTAAATGCAACAGACATCTCCCAGATGATAGCTAGTTATGAAACCAGTGAGATTGTCGATTCTTCCCCCGCAGTTGCTAACGGATATGTTTATGTTGGATCTAGAGACAACAAACTCTACCAGTTAAATGCAACAAATATTTCTCAGATGATAGCAACATATACGACTGGCGCGGATGTCGATTCTTCCCCCGCAGTTGCTAACGGATATGTTTATGTTGGATCTAGAGACAGCAAAGTATACCAACTAAATGCCTCATGGATATATGATTTACAGTCCCAGTCTATATCGGGAGTATCAAACCAAACATCTTTCGACTATACATTAGCATCAGAAGATACATACGAATGGAACATATACTCCTGCGATAATGACTCTTCCTGTTCGTTTGCTACTGTTAATCATGCCTTAACAGTTGATGAAACTGCACCAGTATCAACACTAATAAGTCCAACAAATAACTCCTTTACGAAAGAATTAGTAAACAATCTAATAATTAACTCAACGGATGATACACAGCTAAAGAATATAACTTATTATATTTACAATTCCACAGATAGTTTAATTAATTCATATACAGCATCCATATCAGGAATATCGGAGCAATCTATTTATGAGTATAATTTTAGTGTAGACGGCGAATATTTGTTTAATACGTTAGTTTATGACGAAGCTGGCAATTCTTACCAATCCGATAATTTTACTTTAAATATTTATACAGACAATCCTAATATAATTCTAAACTATCCAACAAATAACTCCTACTTAGACAATATAGAAGTCACATTAAATTTCACAGCAACGCACGAGTCTGATATCGATACTTGTATATTATGGAGTAATTTTAATGGCACATGGCAAGAAAACGGCACATTAGATGATGTGACTTCTGGAGTGGAGTATTCTGTGTATAGAAATTTAACGGATGAAGCTTATATCTGGAATGTTTGGTGTAATAACACACTCGGCAACATGGCAAATGCAACAAATAACAATTCTTTTGTAGTAGACTCTGTTAATCCCTCGGTTAATAATATAACCATCAACGTCAGTTCTGGATCAAGTCAAATCTCATTTCTAATCAACGTTACTGATGATAACTTAAACGCGACTTGCATCTATAATATATATACGGCGGATGTACCGGGAGCAAACACGACCTTCCCCTGTAATAATCAAACAATAACTAACGCTCCAGGATTCGGAAGCTATGTTTTTCACCTATGGGCTTATGACCTAGCTGGGAACCTAAATAAAACAAACACGACTTTCATAACATCCGCCAGTTCTGGAGGAGGGGGTGGAGGAGGGGGTAGTACTACGGTAATAATAGGAGATGATGGATGGACAATGGAAACAACGCCAGGATCGGCTAGTTATACTCTGTCTCAGGTAAAGGGTACGAGTAGGGATATGGATATAGTTTTTGAAAACAAGGGTTCAGAATCTAGACAAATGTCACTTTCTTGCGAAGACCAAGATGGGATAACCTGCAAACTTATAAGTTTTGAGGAGAAGGAGTTTCTTCTCCCTTTAATAAAGGATATAAGGACAATAAAAACATTCACAATAACAATACCAGAGGAGAATTTAGACAAACAATATTCCTTTAATATAATCGCTACTGATGATCTGAAAAGGAAGGGTGCTATATCAGTGTCTCTGAGTGTTGGGACTCAACCTGCACTAGTCGAAACTGTATCAAAATTGGCGTTAAAAACTCCGAGTGGATTCCCATATATAATTATTTTTCTACTTGGATTATTGATTCCTATGATTTTACTTGGATCCTTTATGCCCAAATTCGAGTTAAAGGCATTGGTAGTCATAATCATATCTCTATTTACCGCAACATTCTCTGTTTATTTTCTTTAAGATATTAATAATACAACGAAAACTATAAAAACAACTTAATATAAAAGAATATATGCAAAAAAAGGGGCTACTATTCACTGGTATAATATTATTATTCTTTATAGCATACTTTGGAGTGCTTAACTCATTTGTAGGTGTGCCAAATACTTTGAAATATGATACAGAGTGTACTTTAAATGATTATGACAGGGGGCAATGCGAGTCAACGGCTAGCTTAAATATACTTAATGAAAGCAACGTAACTTCAATAGCCTTCACAGTTGATTATCACGGGAATATAGAATCTATAAGGAACAAAGGAACATGTAGAGTGGGTGTAGATTACAAATTATTTAATTTTAACACTAATTCTTATGAGAATATACATAGTAAATCTTGGTTTATAGTTGAAAGTAGTAAAAGAGATGCTGAATTAAAAATTGATGGCGATAGTATATATTTAGAGGGAATACCAGAGTTGGTGGAAGTTATAACAACAAGAGACTCAAGAAGATCGGAAGATAGGCGGTATGCGGCTTGGTTCTCGTGTACCTCAAATTTAAATGACGATATATTAAGGGACTTGATAGATTACCATAGAGAGAATGATAGTCGATATAGTTTAAAATGTATGTATCCAGACACATATATTTCTGAGCATAGTGTTGACGATGATAGTTACGAAAAGAATGATCTTATTTATTTTCCAAAATTAAATATAGCTTCTAAGCAACATATACAAAATAATTCTATGCAACTTAAAGTAAGTTTTGATAAAAAGAGTACATGCGAAAGATTGGATATAGATGATTTTGGCATAGACGTATGGGATGTAACATATTACGTTAATCCTTTGTCCTGTAAGGAAGTGTCGGATTGTTCTATTGATTGCAGGGAGAATGAGAAAGTAACTTGCGCGGAGAATCTATGTGAATGTTCCCCACAGGAAGCGGGTATTAGTCAGAAATATATGTTTTATTTGATCCCACTTGTATTTCTCTTTATTGTTATATTAATATTAAAAAGAAGTAAAGGGAAAGGAGTGAGGAGAAAATGAGGATGGGGAAAAGGGGGCAAATTGCATATTTAGGAACGTTAGGAGTGTTTACTTCCGTAATTATTATCGGTATAATTTTCTTTCTTTCTGAAACTTTTAGAATAATAACATTAGGTATAGCTTTTATGGGCATTGGACTTTTTGTATTCTCTAATAATAATATAAAAATAAAAGAGAATGCTAGAATAACAATATTCCTTCTTTTTATGGGCATTGGACTAGCCTTTATACTTAGTATCGGAATCACTGAAAGCGTCTTGTCCTTAAGCGAGATAACAGAAGACAGTGGAAAGGTATATTGGACATTCTTTGCTTCCGCAAGTAAACCAGAAGAGGCTTATAGCTTTTATTACAACCCGCAAGATTACACCACAAAGGATGGTCTTAATGTAGAACCTCAGGACAATCTTGAATTAGTAATATATCCAGAACATCCTAAGTGTACCTACCAACTCAATAAACAAGTTAAAAAGTCAGGCATATTAAATACAATGACATATTACACATTGAGTAATCCAGAAAAAGTCGCGATGGTAACAATATCAGATGGCAAATCTGGAAATAAACAACTTGATGGGACTGTTGTAAGTAGTTTACAGATAAAGGATACTGACGGAGATGGAAAAGTAACCATAGAAACACAAGGATTACTTTCTGGTAAATTTTCGTGTCCTTCTCAGAGTAATGTAGTCTTAGTATATGATGAAGATATATCTAAATATAATTTCTTTTATAAAAATGAGCTGGATAATTATATCTCTTCTGTTTCTTATACTGGTGGGAACATTGTTGGATATCTAGCTGGGCTTTATTTATCTAAAAATAATCTAAAAATAAATAGAGATTTCACTAGCACAGCGGATAATGTTGAATTTTCGGGGACTGACGAAGTTATATTGGAGATAGATTTTGGATACCCAACCTTTACTATAACAGCAGATCAGGATTATTTCGATAGCACAACTTATCGAACGAATGTCGCCAAACCAGAGATATCGGATATAGATTACAATAATGAGGTAAAAGTTGACGATACAACTACTATACAATTAAAACTTAAAAATCTAGAAAAATCTGAGGCACTGGCATCTATTGAAGCTTCCTCTAAATATGGGTCTATATCCCCATCTTCTAAATCAGTATCAATTAAAGAGGACGCGTCTTATGTGTACTTTCAATATAAAGCTCCTAATTATAATATATGTTCAGATATAGATTTTAAAATATGTGGAACTAGTCAATTTTCCTCAGTAGAATGTGACTCTGAAAAAATTAAAATATGCTCTAGGGATGAACGTAATGTACGGGAATATTGTGGGGATAACATCTGCCAAAGTTATGAATCTTTCTCTACATGCCCAGACGATTGCAACAAGGGGGGCGGAGGAGGGGGTAGTATAGAATGTGCGTGGTATCAAACACCTTCCACAAAAACGGAATATGGCTTTTTATATTGGAGAGCGTATACTCCATTTATAGAACCTAAAGAAAAAGAAGTATGTAAGGTTTCTAATATTTTTAATATACTCGCAATCTTAATCGTTTTCTCTATTTTATCAGCATATGCTATATATCTAAATAAACCTAGAAGAAAATGAGGAAAAGGGGTATTATTGGCAAAATCTTCGGTAAGAAATTTGGGTTATCTGATGTTTTTTTAGTCTCAGGGCTTCTCCCAGCAATATATTTCACTTTTATGGGAATTAATTTTGAGTCTGGTTTAATGGCTGTATATCTGGATTTTATTGCCACTCCCTTATCTTATGCCACTATTGGAAAATTACTAATACAAAATATTCTTAATAAAGCTAGTAAATAATATATAAAATGTTAGAAAAAAGCAAAATTTCATTTAAAACAAAAAATACTGCAATCAAATATGGAGAGCGTGTATATGGGAAGAAGTCATGTGGTGCTAGGAATTTTATAATATGGAAAACAAAGAATGGTTTCTCCATTAAAAGAAAAAAATACGTAAGAAGACTTAAATAATAATAATAATAATATAATTAATAATGGAAGAACTCTTATCTGAATATTTAATAAAAATATTGGGCTTCTCTTGGTTGGCTAATATGATATTACTTCCGTTAATTACCAATGTCTTTAAGTCTAAAAATACGGGATGGGGTAGCTTTTTATATATATATTCTGCGTTTGGGCTGACCACTGGACTTATTCTTATCTATACTATACTTATGCCAGAGGCTCTTTTTTCCATTATAAATGATTTTTTAGGCATGTTCTCTACACCCGCTTAAAATATTAATAATATAAAGAAAACTATATAAACTGAAAAGTTCAATATATATTATTATGAAATCGGAAGATTTATCTTTTTGGCAAACCGTAGTCCTGACTTTTAAAATTGTTACAGCTATGTTGCCTTCTATAATTTTATCACAATTAACAGAAGGTGGGGTTTTTATGATAGTTGGTATGCTTAATTTTTGGCTTATAGGATATATGGGTAATAAAATGTGGAACTTTAAGTAATGAAAGGAGGTTTAATAAATATGTTTAACAAAAAACAATGGAAGAATATTGATAAGATTTCTGGTTGGTTGGTTGTGGTTGGTGCTATTAATTGGGGATTCGGGGCGATGGAGGGAGTAGGTTGGATTAAAAACGACATGATTGCCTGGTTAGCTGATGCCACTGTGCAATCTGTAGGAACTTTTGTCTACTCTGCAATTGCTTTGGCAGGAGTCCTTGTAGTCTTCAGAAGCTTGTCTGGAAAGTTTATGAAGTAAAATTTATAAACTCCTATTATTACTATAATTTGGTACTATTACTATGAGAATCTATAAAGTAAAGGGAAGATTTGAAAAATCAGATATCGATGTGGAGGTTGACGCCGTATCTATTCGGCAGGCAAAACTAAAAGGTGCATTTATGTCTGGTTTTGGCGGCAAAGACATAAAAAAGTTTATGAATGCCAAATCTATCCGGATAATCAGAAAATAATAACGATTCCCAGCTACCATAACTTTTTATTTTTTTTATTTGAATATCGCCAGAATAACTTCTGCGATATCCACCCAAACTCTCCACAGTAAGTTAACATCTTCTCCCTTTATTAGAAGATGCCCAAGTTGTATGGCAAAAAAAACCAACAATGTAAAAAGATAAATAATCAATGGAACGTTACTTTGCCCTAAGAATAAATATAATAATTTGTATAGAACATAAAGCCATAGGTATATCTTAAGAAGGGCGGAATAAAACGCAAGATATCTCCACATATCTACTATTAAATTATCATCTTGCATTTGTTTAATATTATGAGCTTCCTGGTACGCAGAATTAATGGGGTTAAACATTTCTTCCCCAATATATGATATACCGGCTCCGATATCTTTTTTGTCCACAGCGACCATAAAGCCAGAAACTATAATATAGAATATAAAAAATCCAAAGGCCGCAAACTTAAGGCTTTTTCCTATACTCCATCCACTACTCGCTATTTTATAAGTGTTCATTAAATTCGCCATTTTATTCAAACCTGAGTATCTTTTCGCCCCACATTTTAACGAAGATGCGATCGTGAATATATTTTATAAATTCTATCTCTGGAATCATCTCTTTTAATGTTTTTTTATTTAAACTTAAGAAATGACATGGTTTTTCAACAGAAATCTCTTTTATTATATCATTGTCTATAAGCCATTTTTTTATTTTTCTGAAATTAGGGTTTTGTGATTTAATACTTAATATTCTAGCCAACTTTTCTGAGGTTAATTGATCTGGGATTGTGGCTTCCCATAACTCTACCAATCTCCTTATCTCATTTTTGCTAAAATCCATAAACTATATAGCGCAAAGTACTTTAAATATATTACTGAGGATGTTTAAATATAGTTAAATGTTTTTTAAATTAGTCTTATAAAGATACGTCTACACATATTTCTATGTTATATTTATTCTTGGGCAAACGGGAATTATCCTCTTTGAAAGGGGGTTTAATTTATTATGGCAAAAAAAAGTTCTAGTTTCGCTTTATGGGTTCTCGTAATAGCGATGGTAGGTGCCTTGGTTTATTTTGGTGGAGGTTTTAGCCAAAGCATAAACCCCCCATCATCATCCTGTGCGGATTCTACTGGCATTTTAACGGTCACTGCAGTAAGTGCGCTCGATGGTGCCGCTGATCCTTCTTCCCCTACAATTACTTGTGGAGTTGGAGATGACAAAATTAAGAAATCCGTAACTTCTGGTACAACGGCTTTCGCCATTGGTGCAGATTTGACATGCCTTGTAAGTAAGGATGATTATATCGACAAATCCTTTAAGGCGGAGATGGCTTGTGGTGGTTTGGAAAAGCAGTTAGAAATGTTCTACGCAACTTCAGACAACCCGTCTATCACGATTAAAGACCCGAATAACGCTGATGCAACTGTCGGAGATGATGTGGCTGGAGGAGCTACAACTAATCTTACCAATGTAGACGCCGGTGGTACTGTTGATTTTGATGTAGAATTCAAAGGAACTAATACCGAAAGCAGTGGTGCTATTGTCTATGTAATAGAATTCCCAGCTGGTTCTGGAGTCAATATTACAGATGTTACTATGGGTTCTTTGGAAGAGGTAGAAGTATCTTCTTTACATACTCTACAAAATGCAGGTTCAAAAGCAGTAGCTTTTAAGGTTCCTGCTGTTGAAGGAGCTATCAAAGAAGAATATAGCGTCATAGCTACTTTGGGTACTTCTAAAGATTTATCTGGTGGTATTTATACTGACTGGTATGCTGTTCAGGAAGCTATAGATGATAACGGCTTTATCTTTGAAGGGATAGAAGATAGTGATGGAACTGCTAAGTATGAAAATACTGGTGATTACGATATCTACGTAAACGCAGCATAAATCTGAATTTGATTTTTAATTTATTTTTTCGCCTCTGATTTTCAGGGGCATAATTTTTTTATAAGATAGTTATATAAGGAACAATTATCTTTAACAATTATGTATCTAAAAAAATTACTGATAGGCATAATTATATTTATGTCTTTGGTAACTGTATCGCAATATATAATATATCCAGCTTGGCTTTCTGTGTATGCTTCATGCCAACCTCATGAATTTAACGAAACTCTACAAGGCAAATATGAGATAGTGGGTAAGGGTTTGATAAACACAACGGACTGCAACTCGACAAATAAGATATCTCTATATGTAAAAGATAAGGATAATGTCCCAATATTAATGCATGAATATTGTCATATTAATCAATTTAACAGGGGGTATTTTAGTCTTTCCTGTGAGCATCGAATACAAAAGCTTTTTTCAGAAATGGAATGTTACTCTATACAAAGATATTGGGAAATAAGAGAGATCTTCGGCTTTACTGGAGATTATTTAAGTAATGAAAGGAGGTTTAATAAATATGTTTAACAAAAAACAATGGAAGAATATTGATAAGATTTCTGGTTGGTTGGTTGTGGTTGGTGCTATGATATGTCTACATTATGCATTTGAAGCTTTTTCTCAAGGTCGCATACATAATGAATTTATTGCATTTATTTTTATATGGCTCTACGCACTAATTATATTTGCATCTGTTCTTTCAGTCTTTAGAAATTTAACGAAACTCTACGAGACAAATAAGAGATAATGGGTAAGGATAAGGATAATGTCCCAATATTAATGCATGAATATTAACAAATTTTTTACACAGAGGCTACCTTATACACAAAGCTTTCTATTTATTAATAGAATTATATATCCCCTCCGAGACAATGGGTTGGTGGCTCCCCTTCTTTTCCATATTCTCAAATTGGATATATCCACAATAAACCCTATTTCTTAGTATATTATAATATTGCTGAGGGAAAAGCTTAAATTCCTTGCATGTATCCTTATAATTTACATTATTCAACGCATTATTAAAACATTTACGAACTACTTCGGATTTTCTTTTGTCCAAAATAAAACTAACTAGTTTACCGTTTTTCTTTTGTGCTTTATACCCATACGGGGCTTTAGATGGGAATACTCCGTCTTCAAACTTTTTTAATCTTATATCCCTAACTCTGTCTATTGTCATGTTTCTCTCTAATTCTGCGAAAGTAGAAATTAAGACAAACATGGCCTTCCCCATGGGAGTAGTGGTGTCGATGTTTTCCGAACAAGAAACAAAATCTATATTCTTACCCTTAAAATATTCTAGTACAGTTATAGCATCTTTAACATTTCTAAAGGCTCGATCTATCTTACATACTAAAACTACTTCAATCTCATTTTCTTCGCAATCTTTTAATAACCTCTTGAAATCTGCTCTTTTTTCTATCGTTCCAGCAGATTTCCCTTCATCTTTATAAATATCATAAACACCCCATCCCTTAAACTCGCAAAATCCCCGAGCTTTTTTTATTTGGGCATCCATACTTAAACCCTCCCTTTTTTGTTCCTCCGAAGAAACCCTAACATATATCGCGACATTTTTCATATTATACTATAATCATTCATCTTTAATATACCACCAATACCTAAATAGTCTCTTATTAACAACCATATCGCCTATATTGCCCTCTGTCGTTTGCTTGACCATTATAGTACAAACATGCACGGGCTTAAAGTGTCCTTTATTTTTTGCGTGAGATCCACCCATAACTACAAACTTACCAGGACTCCCATCTCTATTCGTCCATCCTATATTGGCTATAAATTGCTCCATCTTGCATTTTGTATTTATCATATCAAAAGGAACCCTGAAAGGTTTTATGCTATTCCAATCCGTTACCTCTTTGTATACTCTGGGTCTCATCCTTGTCTGCCAATTTTTCAGACCGTCCTTCGACATCGGTTTTCTATACCAAACCCACATCCAAAATGAGTTCTTATCTCCAGTCCTCCTCTTATAATAGCTCTTTTTATGCTCACATGGTTTACCAGCGTACATCTGCCGCTTCTTCCCAGCATCCTTCCTCCTTTTCCTATATAATTTAGTTTCATACAACCCAAGCAGTCTCGACATTATGGTTACTCTCATAAATAGGTAGCCAATACAACTTATATAAGTTGCTATTAGGTGGCTATTCATGGGCTTATATTAAGAAAATCCCTAAATCTAAACTTTTGTATACAGGGGGGCATGTCCATTAAACTTTAGGACTTATCTTTAAAGCAATATGTTAAAGGTGTCTACTTGAAACCCCTTATCATATACTTAAAACCTAATCGAAGGTAATTGAAATCTCGTAATTTCTAATTATATTTTTTCTGTGGCTCAAATATATTATATTAATTATATTAATTTATTATCTATTTTATTTAAAAATACCTTTGTTATTAGTAAAATCGAACGTAATATCAAAGGTTACCATTATATGAAGCCTTATTTGACATTTTTGAAATACTATATTGATGAAAAGTTTTAATGATTATTTGGTGATAACCTATGGTAATTCAGATAGGCAACTGGAAGAGACTGCGGGGGTGGTCTTCTCGTCGTCTTTTGTTATAAGTATTAGAAGCAATGCCCCCATACATCCACCTACAACACAACATAAAAAAACATTATTAGATCCTGCAAAGAAACCGAACCATGTCCCCATAAATGAACTTAAAAAAACTATTATATATTTTAATTGTTCTCTCATTATATTCAGCCGACTTCTGCCCCGAAGGGCAGAAGTACATAGTTACAAGCTGTTATTTAGTCACATTGATACTTTATATAACTTTACATAGAGAGAGTCGGGGTTAGTAAGGAAAAAGTAATTGTATATATGTTTACTATATATACTATACAATTAAACAATTCTTGCAAATACTTAATTCATCTTCATGTCGAGACTCTCCGTAACCGTCTTCACTATATCTTTATCTGTCTATTATACCACTAAATAAGTTATACAAAGTTATATAAAGTATACATTTTATAAATACACATGAGAAAACGAAAAGTTAAAAAAATAGGTGGGAGTCTTTTTCTTCCTTTACTTAGTGCAGATGTCAGAGATTATGGTATTCATGAAGGAATGGAAATAGATATAGAGGATATTTTAACCAGTGAAGAAAAGTGTAGCGAGGAATCTAAAAATGGTTAGTTGGGGGATTGCGTTTATATCGCTTATACTATTATTGATTTTAGTTGGTATAGGTTCATGTATGCTTAAAGTTAATATGGGTTCATTTAGCTATGGTCTGGTTGAGAAAACAATTGAAGAAAATAAAATTATAGATGAGAAGCTGGCTCAAAGTTTTTACGATCAATATGAGTCTTGTAATACTATAAAGTTAAATCAGTCCCAAATAGATAATTATTATTTAGGTGAAGATTTAATGGCGGTAAAGATAAAGAACGATGGACACAAGATGATAATTCTAGATTTTAATATAAATAAAGCTTATCTCTTTGAATTAAGACAAAAATGGGATGTAAACCAAGCTTTGCCTATTTGCGATATGAAAATTGAATTAGTTGAAAATGAATGATGGTAGATTTATGAAAGATAAAAAAGCTTTAATCGAAATAGAAGAAGGGGATGAGGTTTATTATTATAATCCTTTGGGTACTACTAGATATAGTGGGAAAATTTTAAAAGTTACGGGCGTTACAAAAACGCTAATTATTTGTGGTAGAGAAAGATTTAGAAACCATTCTGGGACTAGGGTTGGATTTACTTCAACTTGTAAGAATGAGATAGCAGTTTTAACTCCAGATTTAAGGACAGGGATTAAGCGGTATACTATTCTTACAAAGATAAGTGAGTTTAATTTTCAGGTTTTGGCGTTAGAAGATTTAAAAAAAATTGATAAAATCATTAAAGAGAGAATAAACTTAGGGGGATCAAACAATAAATGAAAACAAAAACTGAATGGTTGACATACTGGATAAATGATTTTGATAAGTGGAGTGATGAGGTGTATTGTATGGAAGCGGTTAAGAAGAATGGAATGTTTTTAAAGTATGTAAAAAATCAGACTGAAGAGATGCGTATGGAAGCTGTTAAGGAAAATGGGGATGCTTTGCAATATGCAAAAAATCAGACGGAAGCTGTATGTTTGGCAGCGGTTAAGGAGGATGAGCGGGCTTTGCATTACATCAGAGACAGGGAGATGTTGATTAAAGTATTAGATAGGATGGGGATAAAATGAAAATAATAATATTTAAATATTTTGAAAGGAGGTATAAAGAATGAAAATAAAAAATAAAACTCATTCGTGGATGAAATGAGTAAATGCATAGAGATAAATGGAGCATCCGGCAAATACAAAAGAGAATTTACATGTGAGATGAGTCTCGATGAAACAGATGAAGAAATCGAAGCATTGATAAAATTCCTTAGAAATATGGACTGTTGTAGCTGGGCTCAAGAATTGGCTGACATTATCGAGAACAAGTAAACCAAACATTTATTATTATTTTATTTCATACTCAGCAATGAGAGCGGACGAAAACGCTTTGAGGGGCTAGCGCTGGTAAAAAACCTAGGCTCAATGAAACGCGGGTTCGAATCCCGCCGCCCGCTTTGTGACCCCGAAGCCGGTGAATGTTTGAGTTCGCTACTCATTCATAGGCGGGTTCGAATCCCGCCGGGGTCGTTGGGTTAAGTAATAGAAAGGTCACCGCTTAAAAGAACCCTGACACTCGGGAAAGACCGGGATTATAATTAAAATGGTGACAAAAAGATGAGCAATGAGGAAAAAGAGATAATGAAAACTAATTTAAAGTTATCAGTATTCGATTCATTCCCGTATAAAAGATTGAGAGAAGTTTGTGATAAGATTTGCGAACTAGGATTTGTTTGTGAGTTTGTGAGCAATGGCAATATAGTTTTTACGGATATATCTAAGGAGAAAAAGACAGAAAAGACAGGTATTCTACCATATAGTCAAAATAAAAATTCACCGATCGATGCGTTGGAAGCGACTGCAGTCGCTAGAAATTATTTAGAAGAAAATTATGGTAATATTAATATGTTGTTATTTAGAATTAAATATGCCCGTCCAAATGATGCGAAAGATCAATTCCATGTATTATGTAGCTTATTACATAGTTTTGGAAGTGTTAAGCGACTATATTATCAGATTAAAATGGATATTAATGATGGCAGCATAACGGAAGTGATTAAGGGTGAAGAAAAAGGAGGTGATAAGAATGGAGACATATGTATATAATGTTATAATATGGCTAATAATAGGAATAATAGCAGCACTAAATTTGATATTCCTTTTGCTATTTCATAGAATAGCAAAAGGAATATCCTGATTACGCTCTTGTAGACAGATGGGAAATAAAGATAAGGTATTGATGGGAAAGAGGAGTAGGGCTAGTGGGATGGCCTGGGAGCGTAAAGTTAGGCAAGACTTAGAATGGCGGGGTTATATTGTTGCTAAATGGATGAATAATGTTGGATTAGATAAAAAGGACGGGGCGCAAAAATTAATGCCATCTAAACATAAGTTTAGAGGGATGGGTATACCGATGTCGATTAGCACAGGCTTTCCAGATTTTATTGCTTATAAGCCATTCGAAGTTGGACGTATACTGGGGATTGAGTCGAAGATGAATGGGATATTGGACAAGAAAGAAAAGGAGACTTGCAAATGGTTATTATCGCAGGGGATATTTAATAAGATATTAGTAGCAAAAAAGCAAAAAAAGGGCAGAAGAATTATCGTGATATATCGTGATATATATGGAGTAGAGTTAAAAAATGGAGAATAGTTTATTTTTAATTAATGCGTTGAAGGACTATGTTGGAGATCAAAATATTTCAGTTTCTATCGAAAACGAGGACTCAGAAACACCTGATTTTAAATTAATAAAACTTCAAACTTCAAATCTAGCAAAGTACTATGTGGAGCTTTTTCTAATATTCAAAAAAGTATTTAATAATTATTCTCATGCAAAACCAATAATTAATAAACATTTAATATTATCCGCTCCGATTATCGATTTAATTAATAATAACTTTTCTTCTGAGTATTGTAAAAATAGAAATGAAGAAAGACTGATACATTATGTTAAAAATAATTATTATGGGATAATTGATTTTTGCGATATATTTTTAGAGGTATTTGATATAGAATGAATATAACACAAAATAAAATGGAAATCATAGTTTAGAATTAATATGAAGCTTATACATGACATCATTGAGAGAAGATTTGGAGTGGCTAAGGATTATGATCTTAATGGAGAATATCAAAAATCAATATGGGTTTTTTATCAGATATATAAAATATGTTGTAGTTTTATTGGTAGCGTAGATGCGGATATAAAAAAAAAGGACATTCTTCTTAAAAAAATGATGTTGAATCCAGATAATATAATAGTCGTAAATAAACTTAAATTTCTAATGTCTCAAGATAATTTTAAAATTGAATCTGTTATTAATTCTCTAAAGGAGGAAAAACAGAATTTAGAAGAAGTTTATACTGATTTCTATCCAGCTGACATAATAGGAGTAAATTTATATGAGAGGGGCAAGTAATGGGAAAAGAAATGATATCTATTAGTAGGATATATGCAGATACTATAATACAAAAAATCGCACTTTATTGTAGTTCATATAATGGTAATGATATTTATTATTTAAAAGAAGCAATTATGATATTAATTAATTTATACGGCGAAACCAGATTAATCGATATGATGCTGAATGATGAATCAAATAATAAAGAGAATGTTGTCAGAATAGCGGAGAACTGGTTTAAGCCAAACGGAATGAAAAAAAAGCTAGAAAATATCTCTGTAATTCTGGAAAAGATACATAGTAGCTATTCTATATTAGAAGACAAAACAATTCCGAAAAAGCAACGTGACAAAATTAGATTTAAAGATTTCTTAAAACAAAGTATTCAATTTCCGAAGATAGAAATGGATTTTTATGCCCTTTTTGTTTTTTTGATACAAAATTGTACAATTAGTGGTATGAATATATCGCAGCAGTATCTAAAAGTATTAGATCAGGGGAAAAGGACTTTTGGTGGTATAGACAAGGAGAAGGTAAGATGAGGATGCTTAATTATACGAATAAAAACTGCCTTTCTTTCAAAAAGGAAAATGGGAGGATTGAAAATACAACTTTATTAATAGTTGCTAAATCGGGTCATGGGAAGGGTATGTCAACTGAATCTATGGTTGAAAGGTGGAGGATGGCAACTGGTGGAATCGTTATTATATTACACGATCCAAAGCAAACTTCCGAGTTTTCCTTTGTCCAATACGAGCCTAAGGAACCATATCATCTAAAGGAATTAAGAAAAGACGGGATATCCCCCAAGTCCCATACATGTAAAATGTACCATCCCTTTACCTTCAATCTAGCCAAAAAAGGCATTATCCCAGAGGTCAACTTCTACACTATACCCATTAAAAGTCTTACTAGAGACGACTGGTCAATACTAGCCGAGACAGACGCGGAGACAGAAGCTATTAAAATATTGGAAAGAACGGCAGAAAATATAAAAAGAAATTCGAGTCTTTTTGAGTTTTTATTGTCTGCTGAGAAGCTCACTGAAACTAAGAAAGATAAAAAGAAAATGGTGAGAGATAAGGCGAACTGGGGTCTAAAAGTAGGGGGGGGGACAGCAAAATCTATAAAGCAAATAGGGAATATGCTTAGTTCTTTTAAGAGAGATTATTTTTTAAGAAAAGATACTTGTGATTTAAAACTAAATGCTGAGAAAATATTATTAGACAAGGACAACTATCATATTTTTTTAACAAACTGGATTGAAAATCCAAAAACCAGAAACTTTTTAGTAGAGTTTTTAATAGGTCATTTTGTAAGTACTGCGGAAAGATTGGCTGATACCGGAAAGTTAAAAAAACCGATATTATTTGTAGCTCCAGAATTAAACGCAGTAGTCCCAGAGGAATCCAAAGGCTCGTCTGTTTTTTTAGCACGGGCTTTAAGGAAACATTTAATAACCTTTAGAAGTAAGGCGGCGGGAGTTTCATTAATTGGAGACTGTCAGATATGGAGTCAGTTAGCCGCTCCAGTCAGAGCGGCTTTTAGAGAGGTATTTTTCGGAAAATTAAACAATGAGGATGCTAGAATTATATTTAATGCTAATAAGTATACTGCGATAGATAGGGAAAGGTTTGATGATTTAGAAGAAAATTATTGTTGTTATATCTGGAATGGAAGAGAAAAAGAGGGGGCGATATCCATCTTTCCTCCGTCCCATATGCACAAGGAGGAAAGATATAATTGGATTCAAATGTGTAAAAAACATAAGTTACCAATGAGAAAATATGACGATTTGGTAAAAAAAATGCGAGAGGATTATATAAAAGAAGAGTATATTATAGACGAGTTACAAAGAAAAGAATGGAGAGAGCAGGAACAAGAAGAAAAACCGGCAGAAAGTATATCTAAAAAGTCGGATACGGCAATAGAGAAGAATGATAGAATGACGAGGCTTGGAAAGCAATATTTATATAAAAGAGCTTGGCAATTACATAAAAACGGAATAAGCGACCGGAAGATCGCTGAGGAAATAGGTGTTAAGTCTCATATAACAGCTAAGAGATACTACGAAAAATATAACGATATATTGGATAAGGAAATAATAGCAGAGGAATAGTTTATGTGCAACGCCACCAGAGATACCATTAAATAAGTTATACAAAGTTATATAAACATAAATAATTTATAAATAACAACTAAAATGGAGGATTATAAATATGGATGAGAGAACAAAATCATGGGCTGCTTTCGGTAATAAATACTTAAGGGCTAATAACGTTACGAGTGATAATGAAGAGTTTGTGGTAATAGGAGTAGGTTCAATTAATAACAATGACAAAATCCAAGTAGTTCTAAAGCTACAACAAGGGGATGTTAACAAGGAATTTGTTTGTAATGATACTAATAAAAGAATTGTCGAGGAAGTGGCACCAAACTCACCTGAGGAGACTATTGGGAAGATAGTTACCTTTTCAAAAGTAGACACGCAGAAACCAAATGGGACACCCGTTAAGGGATTAAGGATAAAGTTTAAAGTTGAACCAACAGCTTAAACTTTACTGCTTTTTATTTTTTTTAAAAATTTTTTAGCAAAAAGGTCACCGGAGTTTGTAATATTGAGTGATTTTGAAAACTAGGATTTTGTTGCGTTATTATCTAATATCCAGTAATAAATGGAAGGTGTCTATACTTATTACTCGGTAAATTAAAAGCTTTATTAACTAGGATTTTTTATGCAAACTATGAAAATTCATATTCCTAATAGTGCATGGATTGGAAATAGTTAATTAATATGAAAAAAGAAAAGAGTGGTTTTGTAAAAATAGGGGTCATTAATAATATAGTTAGGTATGAAATAAATATTAATAAACTCAACTTCATCCAATTAAAAATTTTGGTTGCTGAATTAGAAATTACTAAACAAAATGTTATATCACGCATAACTAAGTTTGGATGATGAATCAAAAATTTAACTGTTCATATCTGGAGATTAACGGTGGATATAATGCAGTGATAGAATTGGATGGGGAACCGATAGCTCACAAATATTTTCCTAATCGAAAGGATGCGGCTCAATGGACTAATGACTTTATTGATGGCTATTTATATAAGGAAGCCAAAGAAGAAAGACGAAAGGATTCTATCAAGAATAAGATAAAATTGTTAACTAATAATATGATGTGTTTAGAGAAAAAGATTAAGATGGATATAATGGAGTATACGGATTTTGTGAATATAAGAATGGGTATCAGTGGGCTTATAGGTGATATGTAGCAATATGATAATAACGTTAATTTAACGTTATGCGTTAAAAATACTGGTCAGTATATTATCGATATTCTCTGCATGTTTAAGACATAATCTATTGGATGCCTGTTTGCTGAAATTACATATTGGATTTTTAATAATATTAACTTGTTTCTTGTCAGGATATTCGTTAATTAATTCTTTAATAATTTCTTCTTTACCTATCCATATTGCATGGGCTTCTGGATACGGATAACTGAGACTATTCGTCCAAATTCTAGCTTTCTGTATGTTTTCCAGCTTTTCTTTAAGTTTATTTAATATCTTATCTCGTTCTTGTTTTTTTATAGACTCATAATTCTCCCTATAAATCTTATCAATCTTATGTATAAATGTATCTGGTTTGTTCATTTTTTAATTATTTTATAAGGAAGCGGGGTGGAATACCCCGCCTCTCTCGAGAGAGTTTAAGTTGCATGTGTATCGCACCAACAAACACATTCGTCCTCGAATTGTGATTTAGTTAGGTAGTCGTCTAAAAAGATACTACTCAATATATCAGACTTTTTCGTTTTACTCCAGTCTAATCTGTAAACGTTTATTTCTAGCTCTTTGTTATCGTATTCAAAGAATACGTCAAACCTAACCTCTATTTTGGTTAGTTGTTTTTTTGTTTTGTTTCCCATTTGTTTTTCCCCACGTTTTTTTAAGAGGTTGTGGATCCTCGTTTAATTAATAATACTACATACTACTACTATATAAATGTTTGGTTAAATGTACATTGTTACCTTAGCGGGTGTTAATTATTTCAAAAAAATAAATTAAAGACTATTTCTTATTTTTTCATGGTTCTGTTTACTCTACAAATTCAATAATGCAGGGTTATGTCATATTTTATAATTTCATTAGGAAACACCAGACGATCGGAGTTTGTCCTTATGAGTTGGCTTGTCCTGAATTAGAGTTAAAGAGTGGGAATAAGTGGTTAGAGTTGATTAATCTTTCCTGCTAATTGCTTGTTGTATTCTTTAAGCCCTATGGTATAAACTATTCTTAACTCCTCTCTTATGTTCTCCCTTTCTATTTTGATTTTTCTCAAATTCCAAAATACATAGATTAAAGAAAGTATTCCAATTATAGTTAATATACTAGTTAGCATTTTCTCTTATTTTGGATTTAATAACATCTCTTCTAATTTTTTTCAGGATTAAAATATTCTTCTTTATCTATTCCATCTTCCATATTTATTTCTAGTATTTGTAACTTATAAATTTTTTGTTATTATTTTCTAGTTTTTTGTAATAACACCCCTGATGTTTAATTTATATATCATTATTGCCTTTTTCGATCCCACTTATTTTTTCAGTTATTTTTTCAAAAACTTCATTTGTCTTTCCTGAATAATATATAGATAGTATTAACGTTTCTCTTATATAATATTAATAAGGGCTTTGCAGGGATTTAACCCCTATTCTCGCGCGAAACCCTTATTAATTCAATTAAATAGTTATTATATGTTATTTATTTGCCAGTCTGTTAATCCAAGTTTTTTTAGTCTACTATAATTAATACTTAATTCATCTTGGGCGGTTTTGATGTCTTTAAATAAATTTTTGCGATCTTTTATGAAATTTTTTATCTTGAATTTTTTAAATTCTGGCTCATCACTTAACCCATAAATAACAAACCGTCTTACTAATTCTGATGTTTTATTTGAGCCAAATTCTTTTTCGTATTGATCTATTAGTTCTCTTGCTGGTTCACCTGGTTGACCAAAGTTTATACTCTTAATTAAATACTTTTTTCTTCTTCCGTTTGTTATTGCCATTCCATTCTTTTTTGTGGTAACAAAGTTAACAACTTTTGTTAACAACTTTTTTTTTGTTGCATGAAAAGTTAACAACTTTTCCTTTTGGGATAATTAACGATTTTCTGGTCGTCCTTCCCACTAAATCAAAACCCTTTTGAATAGTTATTTTGTTGTTATTAACTAACTTTTATTAATTAATGTTCTTTCTCGGAAAAGTTGTTAACTTTTGTTGTTAAGATTGTTACCAAACGTTAACCTCTCTTTTTTTAGGTTTTGATTGTGAATATTTAATAATAAATGACAGTCTTATACCAACTAAGTCCCCGTATTTATCTTTTATATGAATAAGTGGATCATTAGAATTCTCTATTTCTAATATTATGCCATTGTACACATCCCCACCTTTAAGTTTAAAGAAATATTCTTTTCCAATCAATTTTTCCCAGTCCATCCTAGTGTTTAAGAATTTATAACCTATATAAGTTTTTCCCTTTGTCTACATTGTTAAGTTAGCGGTTGGTAAGACCTTCTTTTTACCTTTCAGAATGAAAGATAAAAACATTTTAAAAGTTGAAAATAAAAAATAAAGATAATTAAATGAAATTTATAGATTTATTCGCAGGAATAGGCGGGTTTAGAATAGCATTAGAAGAATTAGGAGGAAAATGTGTTTTTAGTTCTGAATGGGACAATAAAGCACAAGAAACCTATAGGGAAAACTTTAAAGAGACCCCAGCGGGAGATATAACAAAAATAAAAGAGTCTAATATTCCATCTCATGATATGCTTTGTGCTGGATTTCCATGTCAAGCGTTTAGTATATCTGGAAATCAAAAGGGGTTTAATGACACTAGGGGAACTTTGTTTTTTGATATTATTAGAATAGCAAACCATCATAAATCAAAAATTCTTTTTTTGGAAAATGTTAGAAATCTGAAAAGACATAATAACGGAAGAACATTGAAAATAATATTAAAAAATCTTGATAAGATAGGATATAATGTTTTTTATCAAGTATTAAGAGCGAGTGATTATGGCGTTCCGCAATCAAGAGAAAGAATATATTTTGTTTGTTTTAGAAAAGATTTGATGATAGAAGACTTTAGTTTTCCCAGTCCTACTTATGAAAGAATATATTTAAGACATATTTTAGAAAAAGATGTTGATGAAGAATTTTTTATTAATAGGAAAGATGTCGTCTTTTTTGACAGAGAAGAATACAAAGGACTTAAGCCGATTCAGATTGGAAAAATAAATAAGGGTGGGCAAGGAGAAAGAATATACGGAATAAACGGTCATGCAATAACCCTTTCTGCATACGGAGGCGGAGTAGCTGGAAAGACGGGGGCATACTTAATTAATGGTAAAATAAGAAAATTAACTCCCAGAGAATGTGCAAGAGTTCAAGGATTCCCAGAATGGTTTAATATTCCAGTTTCAAAAAGTCAAGCCTATAAACAATTTGGGAATAGTGTAAGCGTTCCGGTTATAAAAAAAATAGCAGAAGAAATTATTAAATCTATCAATATTTAAATTATTGTGCTGAAATGCAGGAAACATGAGTCTTACCCTCCAGTTTATCTATTTTGATATTAGCCTCTTTTATTAACTCCTGCAACTTTTGTATTTTAGTAAGTAAACTGCACTCTGGGTAATCTATTAAGCATCTATCAGCTAACTTAAATTTCAAACCAAAAGTTAAAGCTTCATTAAATTTCAAGCCTTCTTCTTCAGACAAAATCTTCAATTTGACATCCACTGTAGTATTAATTTGTGTTTTCATGTTACCATAAGAAAGTATCACTATATAAATGCTTCTGTTTTATGCGTATATACGCATAGAAACATTTATATAGTAGTAAGTATGTAGTATAATCATGGAAACAGAAATAAAACAAATAACAAACGAAGAATATACAAGGGTTAAGGCAGAAATCCGAAGAAGATACCCCTTTGTAACAGTAAGCAGAAATAAACAACAATACGCTTATGGAGGGTTTCATGTAATCCCTAGGGATTACGAGAATGGCTTAACAAACGAACAAATTGATAAGCTCTGTATTTTTTTGAAGAGTTCTGGTTATAATGATCAGCACCTTACTATAGAAACAGGAGAGCAGGTTTATGGTGCATATCAAGGAGAATTTTCGGGAACTAAAATGAAGTATGTTTTTTTTAAAAACGGTTTTAGGTTTTTAATGAACATCTCACGCAAATAAAATGAGAGAAATAAAATTCTTAGCAAATCCACCAGAAGATATAATAAAATGGTAAAACAAAAACAAAATTTAGAAGTCGGGCAAATAGTTTATGGTGCGAACTATAAAACAAAAAGAATCTCTTTCGATAAAGAGTTGTTTGTAGGTTTAAAATTAATGAAGCCAAATATAAGAAGCATTAGTGAAAAATTCATAACATTAGAGTTCGATAAATACAACACCCAACGAATCTCTAAAAGTAAAATTGGAAAAATGTTATTTATTACGCAAGATGGAGCGATTGATTTTATAATAAAGGAATTAAGAAATAGAATAAAAGAATTAGAAAATCGTAAAAGAAATATGCCATTTGATATTGAATGTCTAAAAGAACTAAAAACTAATTTAAAGAAATGGGATAAGATTAAACTAAACCTGGAGTTGTTAGAATGAATACTAAAGAAGCATTAATATATACATTTGCACATTTGCCAGAAAGAATAAAATTCTTAGCAAATCCACCAGAAGATATAACAAAAAATAAATATAGCGATATTAAATATTTATTAAGATTTCTAGAAATGGTTAAAGACTTAAATGAAACAGATTTTAATACACGAAGAGATGGGATTGAACCATATTCTAAAAAAATTATTATTACTCATATTGAAGCACGAATTAAAAAATTAAACCCGGAGTTGTTAGAATGAAACAAATAAAAAAGTTAAAAAAACAAATTATAAGAAGTACACATTTAAAAAAAAGTGATGATTTAGTCAGAGAATATTTTTATGAATCGGAATTATCTATAGAGATGATTGAAAAAGAAGATTTAGAAAAATTAAGTATTCTAATCCAAAAGTACATAGATTTCTATCTTGTAGACGAAACTTATTCTATGATTAAAAGATTAAAAATTAAATCTAAAATACAAATTAATAAAGAAGAAATGAAGTTAAGAGTGAGTGGGTATTATTTTAATGATAGGGAAGCCATAACTTTTATCAAATCAAAAGACCGAAATAAAAGAATTTATTTTTGTAGAGAACTATGTGGATGTAATCATACTCCGTTTATTTTAGGTTTTATTGATTGGTGCGATTGGATGAAGATTAAACTAAACCCGGAGTTAGTAGAATAATGGGATTGAAAACATTGGAGGAAATAATGTTTAATGGTGGTTGTAGTGGGCATTTTAAATATCGTGTACGCAAAGAAGCCCTTAAGTGGGTTAAGAGTTTAAATGAGATAAATGGTGAGAATAGGGATTTACCTTTTCTTCACAAGGTTAACGGTGATGATATTGATGCCATAAATTCCTTTTGTATTCATTTTTTTAATCTAAGAGAGGAGGATTTGGAATAATGATCACAATTGATGAAATAAAAAAGAATATGGGGGTAGATAAATATATTAAATGTCTGGTAGTTAAATATACTAAATGTCTAAAACGCAAAGAGGCAATACGCGAAGAGGCTCTTGTGTGGTTGAAATCTGCTGAGGGTGATTTAGATGTTGCAGACTGGGTTGAGTTCTTTGGACTTGAGCAAGAGTACTCTGATATGTGCGCGGAGGCTGTAAATGGATAAAATTAGAAATGTAACTAGCATAGTTAAAGTACTTCATATATGTGGACAAGAAAAAAGCAAAATAGAGGAATGTTATCAGTATCTTAGTAGAGCTAAAGAAGATTACGAATGGAATGACTGGGATAATATAGAGATAGAATTTAGAGAGAAACTGCGGAGGATTGAAGATGGAGAATAAGCAAATAAAGTTCACAATATCAGAACTGCATTTTATTCATAAGAATTTACTGGCAAGAATAGAATATTTAGAAGATAATCCAGAGTGCATCTCTAAAGATGAAGGTGAGTTGTCCAATATCGGAAATACATGTAATAAAATTGAACTGGTTTTACTTTAAAATGAAAAAAGGAATAAAATGAAAACACAAATATTTGGTAGTTATGATGATTTCTTTAACAGAGAAGATAAATCGATTAATGGAGTTGATAAAGGATTTGCTGAGATATTTTCTAATTATGAAAAGATGAATGAGACCAATAAAGGTTGTTGGGATTGTAATGATTGTGAGTATTGTGAGGGTTGTAAGGGTTGTGAGTATTGTGAGGGTTGTGAGTATTGTGAGGGTTGTAGGTATTGTAAGGGTTGTAGGTATTGTAAGGGTTGTGATGGTTGTGATGGTCTTAATAGCGCTGTAGGTTTAGTTGGGGGGATAAAATGAAACTAACTTGTAAAAGATGTGATAAGGAATGGGATTATACAGGTGCAAAAGTACCAACAATATCTTTCCCCCAATATACCAGCTGTCCTCGATGTCACACCTCGGTTATGATAAAATTGGAGAAAGTAGATGAGTAAAATAAATTCTTGCCCAAGATGTAATTCATATTTATATGTTGTACTCCTTGAAGTATCTGATGGGGTGAAACATTATGATTATTGTAATTGCGGATTAAAATGGAGGGAAAAAGATGAGTGATGATATAATACATAGCCCGTGCTGTTATAACTGTTTGATGAAGCCATTATTATTAAATGGAAAATTTATAACTTATAAATGTAACAGATGCGGAACAACTTGGAATTTATTAACACAGGAAATTGAAGAATGGAAAAAGTGTGAGCTAGAGAGGATAAAAACAGATGAATAAAAAAGGGACGTACGTAAAAATAAGAATCAGAAAAAAACTGGCGAAGATTATCCGAGATGTACTTAATGCTCATCCAAATCAAATGTATATAACCTATAAGGAAGTGCAAGAGATATCCTTAAAATGTTTTGAGGCTGGAGTTGAAGATGTTGCGGATAAGGTGGTGGAAGCTAAAACCGGATTTTTCAAAGATAAAGAAAGAAAGGAATTGAAAGGAGGTATAAAGAATGAAAATAGAAAATAAAACTCATTCGTGGATGAAATGAGTAGTTGTGAATTGGTTAAAACTCCTGGTAAATACAGAAAAAATTTTACTTGTAAAATAGGTCTAAGCATGGTTCCTGATAGCGGAATAGAGGAGATCATCAAAAATCTTAGAAATATCTCGACTGGATACGATAAATGGGCAAGTCAACTAGCTGACATCATCGAGAACAAATGATATGTGAGGACTGTGAACAGGAGTTTGAGTGTTACGAAGGAGAATTTGACGGTGATGACTTTAAGTGCTATCAGTGCTTAGAGAACTAAACCAAACATTTATTATTTTTTTATTTCATACTCAGCAATGAGAGCGGACGAGAGAAGAAGGCACCAAAGTTGATGGAGCTGGGCTTCAGAGCCGATACTCGGACATTGGTTAAGCGGGTTCGAATCCCGCCGTCTTCACGTGGGACTAACACGTAAAAACTTGACACTCGGGAAAGACCGGGATTATAATTAAAATGCAAAACAAAAAAGAAAACATCGCGAAAATGAATAGAAAGAAAATTATAGATTTTGAATATAAGGCAAGACGTTTATTTTTTAGCTTTATAGAAAGTGTCGAAGGATTAGATGAATCTTTTTGTGATTGTAACGCTATAGATGGAATACATGAAAAGGACTGTATGACCTCGTTGTTTAGATTGGATGTGCAAACTTTGGAAAATAGATATAATGAATTAAAAAATAAATATTCAGAACTTTTTTTATATAAATCAGGTAAAGACGATGAAGATTCTTAACTTATGTTCTGGGCTAGGGGGAAATAGGAGACTTTGGGGTGACAATCATGAGATTACAGCGGTAGAATTAGACCCTAAAATAGCTAAGGCGTATCAGGATAATTTCCCAAATGATAAAGTCATTACTGGAAACGCAGAGGCATATTTATTACAACATTATAAAGAGTTTGATTTTATATGGATAAGTAGACCATGCCAATCTCATACTAGGATGATTAGGTGTGGAAAGAATAGAAAACCAATATTGCCAGATATGTCCCTATATGGAGATATAATATTTTTACAACATAATTTTAAGGGTAAATGGGTTGTAGAAAATGTTAAGCCATACTATATACCTCTAATAAAACCTACAAAAGAAATAGGAAGGCATCTTATTTGGGCTAATTTTGACATAGAAGATTTTGAGCAAAAAACAATTCCAAATTTTATTATGAAATGCAATACAGCAGGAGCGGAAGAGTTGAAAAAAGAATATGGATTAAACTACAAAGGGAATATTTACTATAAGAACAATCATGATCCAGCCCAAGTTTTAAGGAATTGTGTTAATCCTAATATAGCACTCCATATATTGACATATGCAATTAAAGCGATATTTATGGAGGGAAGAAAATGAGTAAACAAGAATTTGTAGAAAAAGTTAATGAAATATATAAAGAGAATTATGAATCCGCGAAAAGAGTAGAGCGACATAAAATATTGAATAAGCTTAAAGAAAAGCTAAAGGACATACAAAAAGCTAAGGCTTGGTCTGTCGGTCTAAGTTATCCATATCCGGAAGCCCATGCAATCTGGATGGGCAAACATTATCAGTGGTAACTGAAATAATCAGGCAGATGCTTAATTAAAATGGAAAATAAAAAAGAAAATATCGCGAAAATAATATACGAAGAAGTAGATAGGACTTTTATAATTCATAAAACAAAATGGGAAGATTTGGCTAATTTCAATAAAAAGCAGTATTTAGATATAGCTAGGAAGATTATTAAAACAAACAAATAATTAATATTAAATAATATGAAAATAGGCGAATTTGACTTAAATAAGGTTTATTGTATGAATTGTTTTGACATGCTTAAAGGTATCCCAGATAAATCAGTTAATTTGGTGCTGATTGATCCTCCTTATTTCCAAGTAATGAAGACTGATTGGAAAGGACAGAAATATGAATGGGATAATCAGTGGACAGGTATTAAAGAATATCAGGATTGGATTAAAAAATTAGGCTTAGAGGTAAAAAGGATTTTAAAAGACAATGGTTCTTTTTACATATTCGCAGATGATAAAGTTTGTGCCTATGTACAGGTTATTTTAGATGAGTTATTTATTTTATTAAATTCTATCACATGGGTTAAGCCAAATAATTTAACAATAAAAGGATGGAATCAATATCGTAGTTATGCACCGATTACAGAAAAGATTCTATTTTATTCAAATGAATGGGATATAAATTCTAATAAAATCCTAGTAACAAAAGCATGTCGAGAATGCAAGGAGTATTTAAGGAATGAAATATCTAAGGCAAAAGGGGAGATTAACTTTATTAAAGTTGATGAAATTATTAAAAACCCTTTAAATAAAAGAGGCTCAGCTGATAAAATCCTTAGTCTAGCTTCAGTATATAACCATATGATTACCAAAAAGGAGTATATCAAACTTCAAGAATGGTTAAATAAAGATTGTAATCCGAATTATCAATATCTTTGTAAAGATTATAATGAACTTTATTTAAATTATGAAAAGTCATATGAGGACTATAAATATATTCGTCGCCCGTTTGAACCATCTAAAAACTTTACAGATGTTTGGACATTTAATATATTAGGAGTAAAAGAAAGTCTTGGCAAACATCCAACACAAAAACCACTCGCAATAATCAAAAGAATTATCGAAACATCATCGAGAGAGGGTGATATAGTATTGGATTGTTTTATGGGTTCAGGCACTACCGCAAAAGCTTCGTATGAGTTATATAGAAAGTTTATAGGTTGCGATATAAACCAAGAATATGTCAATTTAACTAACGGGAGACTTAAGCAAAAAGTTTTAACATGGTAATAGAAGCCATATGTACACAGAACTCATATAATTATATATAAATGGAAAATGTATCATTAAAAGAAGTGTCTTTAAAGTCTAAAATAGCTCTTTTAAAAGAGCTAGGTTTTGGTTCTGATAACGAATTTGTCTTAAATAAAGATGGAATAAAGTTATTAGATAGATATTCGAATAGTCCAGTTAAAATAAACAATATGGCAATATTGCATGGAGACACAAACACTATAATTTTAAACGACTGCGTCTTTTCTTTAACTCACTATATAGAGGAGTTTCCAAGTATATAATAATGATTTTTGGACAATTATTAAACTAATCTAATAATAAATCAAATAATAAACATTCGCGTTCTCTGGGCGTGTTTCACTTCCCCCACTGCTATAAATAGAAAATCCGTGGTCATGAGATCCCAACCATGCACCGGGTCCCGACTTGGTCGAGCTGTCATGTGTTACTACGACATAATTGCCGGAAGATGCAACGGCTCCCCCACTAGCATAATACACATTTGGACTTGTAGGGTAAATATCACCTCCATGCGTATGAGACCCATATATATCCGTTTGTACACTTCCAACATTGCTCCCGGTATTTCCTCCCGTATTACTTGCTGTCCTTGAATTAGCGTCTGGATCTCTTCCAGCTCCACCATCTACACCACGAGGGAACCGCCCTCTAAAATCTGGAAGATGAAAGGTAGTTGATCCATCTCCATATCCCCAATTTGTTCCAATCGCAGACCATAAAGCCGCATAGGTAGTCCGAGACACCGTCGCTCCGCTACAATATAAAGTACCTGCTGGTTTGTTCGCAAGAGAGCCAGCCCACATGATAATCGTTCCTGGTGCTACAGCTGAACCAGAATTGTCGTCTACGTATTTTTTGTTTGCTGTCTGATAATTTGTTTCTGGTGCAGATGAAGGAGTAACTGGGAAAGAACTAAATGTTTTAACTCCGGCGATTGTTTCGGCTCCGGTATCCGATACTTTTGCGTTTAATTGAGTCTGTATGTCAGAAGTAACGCCGTCTAAATATTGAAACTCTACATCACTAACAGAGCCATCAGTAATATCAGCAGCATCGATTGGGGTTAAGGCTGTTATGCTATCATCCACGTATTTTTTAGTCGATGGGTTATAATTAGAAGATGGGGTATAAACATCTGTGTTATCCCTTTCCAGAACGTTACTAGCATTTGGTTTAGAGTTTATTTCTGTCTCTATATCAGACATAGAGCCTATATTTATAAGACCTTTTAGGTATGTGTTAATTATATTTTCATCACCAAGAACAACAGTATTGCTTCCTTCCCCAGTCGCGTTATACCCAATAACAATCTCATTTATTATAGTGTCTTCGCCGTCAGAAGGGTCTGAGCCCGATTTTGAGTGGCTACCGATATAAACACTATCTTCCGGACTTTCTAACGCTGTAGACCCATCATTTTGTCTTGAACCTGCATGTGTGCCGATAAATGTATTGTTATCTCCAAGGGTATTATTCCCCCCCGCGAATGTGCCGACATAAGTATTATCAGAGCCGTAGTTGTTTTTGTATCCGGCGTATGCCCCAAGTGCCACATTACGAGTCCCGTCTGTTATTCTGTAAAGTGTAAAAGCTCCGTATAAGGTGTTATATAATGCACTCGCACTCATCTGGTCATAACCAGCAGAGTCAATTCCTATTATAGTATTTGTAAACGAAGCCTCCCATCTATCAGTAACTAAATCATCTTCTAATATGACGTACCCCGGAGTTTGTCCCGTTGCGGTTGCTTTGATAGTTAGGTTTTCTACTGCACCTGTTCCCCCTTGCAAAGTCTGCCCCCCGCTCCTGCCATTGATATTAAAATATTGTGACAAAAAATCTTCTGATGGGTTTAAAAATTCCAGAGCAGACACTCCACTATTAACTCGCACCAAATACTCAGATGAGCCAGTAAAAGCTCCAGGGGTGTCATCAAGAGTAATAAAATCACTTAAAGAAGCACTAGGCGTAATTATCCAAGATTCATCCGTTTTAACATATGTTCCCTCCGAGCATATTAAATCAGGCACTCCGGACTCCAGCTCACTAGATTGTTGTAAATCCCAAATCACAGGAGCATCACTAAAATTATATTCAATCGCGAGTGATCCAGCCCCAAATCCAGCCACTTTTTCACGGACTTCTCCCTTGATAAAATCTTCACCATTATAAGAAAACGTACTTGTTACCAACCAGTTTCCAAAAAGATAATCCTCATTTGTAGAAAAGAGGTATAGGGCATCAAGATTGTTACGTATAAGTCCAGTCGAGCTATCGTCTAAATTGTAAAGACAATTACCATCTCCATCACATATATCTCCAGTAGAATTTACAGAATCTAGAAATTTAATAAAAGAGTAACCCTCAACATCAATGTCAATAGAGTCGGAACTATTTGTAATAATAACTGATTTTACACTTTGGTTGTTTGGGAAAATCTTTAAAGCTCCGTATGGGGTAAAAATAGAATCTCCAGTAGTATTAAATAAAACTAAATTTTTAACGGTGAAGTCACCATTCAATATATCTCCGTCCGAATTAATATATCTTTCATCGTAAGTAGAATTAAATATATCTTCTAAAAATGATATAGTTTGACCATCAAAATTTAACAAAGTCGAATTCTCAGTAAAATTATAACTATTTGCATAAATTGCAGGAACCGTTAAATTTAAGTCACTTAATTCTGTTGCATATGCTAAAGAGGAAAAACATAATAATATGATAAACAATAATTTAAAGTTTTGTCCATGCATTTATTTGAATTAATTGATAAATATATAAAACTATGGATTTTAATGGCTTTTCTCAACGATATATTTATGTAACTTTAGTTTCACTTTGTCCGTTTGTCATATGTAATATACGTTACACCTATTACAGATAAAGTTATATAAGGTACGATATTATATGATAAATAATGCCAAGTTTACAAATATTAAAGAGCCTATTTATAAGGGATAAATTTAGAAGTAAAAATAAAAACCGCAAAAATAGACCAACCGCCGAAGAAGTTTGTAGAGAAGAGTTATGTAAAGATATTGAATATAGACAGGATATATTCCCCACTGGGAGATAAGAATTATTGTTTTAGCACACGAACACAAAACAATCAAAAGAAATTTCTAAATTCTGAGAAAACAATTATCGACGGCATTCTAAGGGAGATCCCTTAAGAAATTCTTCCTTTCCTGCAAATTTTCCATTTTCAATTCTTACTAAGGCTTCTTTTATATCACTTAGAAGAGGTTTGTTTAAACAAACAGCTATAGCTTTTTTTAGCCTAGTGTTTTCTTCTATTAGTTTTTCTTCTCTATTCATTGCAACATTATGTCTTTTTTATATTAATAATAGCATAATGAAGTTTATTAACTTTTTGTATTTTCAGGCCTTGTTTAATATGGAAAAATCTATAAAATAACAAAATAATATATAGATATGGAGCCATACTTTCCAAAAATAAAAAATACGAAAAATTCATCGGATAAGAAAAAAAATCTCCAAATAAATTTAAAAGATAAAAAGATACTTATTGATATATTAAAACGTAAAGGATTAACTAACCTAGAAATAGATAAAAGAATTAACTTTTTAATTAACTCACAAAATAACATGCAGAAAAAATCAACCCCCAGTAACACAAGAAGAAAAAAGGGCAAAGAGGTAACAGTAAAAATGATCAATAAATTAAAAAGTTAATATTTTATACTCTAAAGGAATGTTATATTTAATGAAAAAAAACTTTTATCCTTGTTTGTTGTTATTTCTTATGCTTTTAATATGTCAAGTACATGCATTCCAGATTACTAACATAACTATAAAACATCAATCTAATATAATATTTATAAATAACTCAATGTCTTGTAATATATTAACAATAGGAGATTCCATAAGTTTTTATAACATTTCTAGCGAAGGGTTTATATCTAATACTGGCAATCTTGCTTCTAATTTAACCTTATTTAACCTCAATCAAGATATAAAATTTAGTAATGACACTATCTTAGAGGGTATATTAAATATATCCCTTTTTATACCCGTCTCTTCTTATATAGAGATAGGAGACTTCGGCCTTCAATCTGGATCTGGGTCGAGAAGTATAGGATTAACTAGTATGCAGTTAGTACATAATGACTGGGTAAAGGGGAAGGAGAATGAGATTGTAATTTACACTTATGATAAAAATGGCAATTTTATCGACCCAGACACAGTTATTCTCAAAATACCAAATTTAGACCCAGAAGATTATGAATATACTATAAACAGAGTATCTGGCGGTACCTATATCGCTAAAGTCACCTTACTTTTATATAATAGCGATAATATTGGTTTGTATCAATCCGTCATACCTAGATATGAGGAAAATCCAATAATAAGAGTCGAAACAGCAGAGAGAGGGAAAACGATCTTTTTGGAAGAATCTTTGTCATTAATCGATGCCTCTATGTTTAATGATATATTAAATAAACTTGACATCAAAATGAAGAAGTTCGGACTTTTTTTTAGCGACGCTCCGGTAGTTGTGACTTTTTGCTCTTGCGTAGTATCCATATTGGTTCTTGCTATTTTCCTTTATCTTTTTAGGCGAAGAAAAACTTAAAGAAGATTATCTAAAACTTTTATCAAACACTTCATTTTTTTTGCATTGCCCTTAAAACAGCTCTGTAATATTTACTATTTGGTAAAATCCTTATCGTGTCGGTATCAAAATAATCTATTTGGGAGTTTGTGTTATTGCTAGGATTTAATGCCTTTGGTAATGACTCATATCCCTTGGCATAAATACTTATTGTTTCTTCAGATAATCCGCTTTGTTTTGTGTAACCGCCTTTAGAATATCTAACCTTATGCTTTTTCCCCGTTTTTACATCTTTAATTGAACTTTTTAAAAATATGAAGTCATCAGTTGTCATATGTAGTCAACATATAATTATTATATAAATGTACCTGTCAGTAATAAAAACATTTATATAATAGTATTAGTATACCATAGTAATAATAAGGAGTTGCTAAAATGGACAATAAACAAATTTATAAGATATCGGGGAAGATGCAAACAGATAACTTTTTTGGTATCGTCCCAGACAAAATCAAATCCAAATCAAGAAGAAAAGATATAAGATTTTCTACTATACAGACTTCGCGCTCTCTGGATAATGCTTTTGCTTGTCCTAGTGATAGGTATGTAGGAGGTGGTACTAACCTAATGTATCTTTGTTGGATGTTGTGTTGTGGTTTTGAAAATAAAGAAGATGTATCTTGGTATTTAACAGATTGCCTTTTAAAAAAAGCCGGTGTTTCTAGAAAGAATAAAATAACTGAGATCTTTGAGGAGAAATTAGCTTACTGGTTTGTACAAAAAATAAAGGATGATTTACGGAATGAAAAAATGCCAACTAACGAAAAAAATACCTTGAAAGAGTGGCTTTCGCAAATGCAAGAAATACAAAATAAGTATAAAAAGAAGAGGGAATAATGAAGAAGAATATTAAATATATAGTTTTTATTACTATATTGGCTTATATTTTACCTATTATTTCGGCTAATGGGCTGGTAATTAATGGCACACAAAATCTTTTAAATAAAACTTATGGAATAGATGAAAAAATAAGCGTTAATATAACTAACACAGAGTCATTTGATTTTTATAATATTGCGATAACTCAAGACTTTGCTAGTGTTGAAAAATTTAATCTTTCATCAGGACAGTCCAAAGTAGTTGAAGTGAAATATACTGGCGATGAGGATTATGATGGAGCCTTGACTTTTAGGGGTGTTTATCAGGCTTCCATGGGAGCATCTAACCAGACACATATTGTTAATATTGAATTTGAAAACGGTTTTGATAAATGTAATTTAAATCTAATTGTGGGCGATTCTGTCACGTGGGTCAATAAGGTCAATGATTATATAAAATTAATCAGTGCAGACTCTGGCGATTCTTTCCAGACTATACTTGAAGATAAAAATGTTACAAGAAAATTTTCCACCCAAGAAACCATAAAATATTATGCCACAAGAATAACTAAATTTACTCATATATGTACGATAGAGGTACAAGGAGATGAGGGACTTGTCCATTCCTATAATTATGATGCAAAATTAAACTTAAAATTGAATATCAATTATCCTAATACAGAAGTTGAGATTGTTATTATAGAAACTAATTATACTATAAATTACAACGGAGAAAAGGAAGATATATTGAAAGTTAAAAATATCGGGCAGAAGGAGGCTAAAAATATTAATTTAAAAGCTGAGTGGTTGAGTTTTGGCGAGAACCTTTTTGATTTGAAAGCGGGGGAGAGTAAAAACATAGCCTATACAATAGATCCTAAGATTTATAACACAAGTGATACGAATAAAACATATACTAAAAAATTAAAAGTATCTGGGAATTTTCATGAAATAGAAAAGTCTTTTTATATTTTTATTCCTCATAGTATTGTAAGATCAATAGGCGACATCGGAGATTTTGATCCAGAGATGCTTAGAAACTCTTTTATTTTGTATTGCAAGAGTTATCCAGAGGACTCGATGTGCGTTGCACTTGACTCCTCTGGGGGAGTCCAAGAGGATAATATTACTCAGGTTATATCAAAAAATACACTAGCAGAATTAATGGAAAGGTATGTCGCCGACTCTAAAAAGAACTCAGACTTTAAAAAAGATCAAACAGAAACAGACATTAATCAAACAAACGAGATAAGTGTTCTAAGTAATAATACCTATGATATAGCGTCAAGACAGGGGGATATAGAGGTTAAACTTGATTCCCTTTCAGTTATTATTTTGTTTGTTATTATTTTGTTTTTATCACTATCCTGCGGAATATTCGGCATTATAGTATGGCAGAAGCGAAAAAATAAAATACCAAATCAAAAAGCGGGGGAGATGCAATGGTGACTCTTGATGAAGAAAATATAAAACGCGCGAAAGCGATATCCTGGGTATTGCTTATAATAGCTTGGGGATTATATTTTGGCACCGATATTTCAAATGCAACCAAAGACGCTGTTTTTTATTCTTCTATTATGGTCACTATAATTACACTTTTTTTAACATTCGGAGAGGACTATTATAAAAATATCGGCAAAAAAAGAGGTTCATACCTTGACAATATACCAGAACCCATGGCTCCAGATGAAATCAAAGAAGTTATTGAGATAGAGGTTGGGAAGAGGTGGAACAATATATTAAAGGGCAACCCAAGACAAACAAGAAGCAAGACTGTCAACGGGAATACTATTTATGCGTTAAAACTTGCTTTGGATTTAGATGACGAGGAAGCTATTATGATAATTAATGCAAATTATCATAATAGGGTACCAACTCTTATCCCGCTATCTAAAGAAAATGCCAACATAAGCCTTTATTCTGATAAAGTAACAAATGAAATGATTAATATAGCCAGTAATCCTTTTGATGAGCCTAATATAGAAAAAACGGAAGAGTCTCTTGACCAGTTTGGCAATCCGCTGAGAAGAATAGAGCGCATCACTCGACGAGTAAAAAATGAACGTGCAGAAAAAGAGGATATAATCTAATGGTTTTTAGCTTGATTATTAGTGTATTGATTTTCGCCTCCCTATGCCTTGCCACCATAACCATATACCTGTTTTATTTTTTAATAAAAGATAAGGACAAGAATAGAGACATATCGGTAAATGAAGATTTTATAATTATCTTTGATTCTAATTTGTCAGATGAAGGATGTTTTGGTTTAATTGAAGATATAGAATATTCAGATAATAGAGTTAAGGTTGTTTTTTCATCTCGAGACAAGAATATACTCAAAGAAGCCCAGGGCATAGGTCAACTCAATACTTTTCTTTCTAGAAAAAACCTTGACGTGCCTATAAAGTCAAAAGTTCTATTTTTTGATAAAAACTTATTGGTGGAAAGTGGACTCTCTACGAATAAAAGAGTTTACTTTGCCTTTCCCCAGAAATATGATAGAATACCAGAAAATACTAAAAATACCGTAATAGGTAATATGGCTAGTGAATTAATAAATAACAAAAAGATTTCTATGGATGAGAAAGAATTATATAAGAAAAGATTAAAGTCTATCAAGGAAATAGCTATGAAGCAGTATGGAGAGGAGTTGTCTTTAAGTTTAATAGAAAATGCTAACAGACTTCTTAAAGAAAAGAAAGATCTGCTTACATTTGATAATAAAAGAGGTTTCCCACCATCAAATGAATAAAGTTATAACATTTTTTTTTATCCTAATAGTTATGTTTTGCATAGGATATTATGGATATACAACTTATTCTCCAGCAACAGAAATAGAAAAAATAAATATATCGTTATCCACCAGATATGATCGTGATATAATAGAGACTGGGGTTATTATTAATGGGGAAATATTTAATACCTCCAATACATACGAAGTATTTCAAATAATTAAGGGAGAGAATAAAATAGGGAACATTAATATTAGAAATCAAGATTTTTACGAAGAAGAATATATTATAAATGTTAATAATAATAATAGAATAGATATAGAATTGACTAAACCTAGATACCCAACAGTGAATTATTTTGGAGATCCGATAGTTGTTGAGATGAGTTCAAATAACTTTAAGAATGTTAGTTTTTGTTTAGAGGAGTCGCTTTGCTATCTTTTTGTTGAGCCTTTGTTTAATAACGAGACAGAATATAAACTTGTAAATATCGAAGGATTTGATAATTATGAGAATTGCTATAAAACTACATATAGTTTATATCCAGGGGTTAAAAAGAATATAACTATAAATTATATTGAATTTCAGCCTCCAAAGGAAGATGATTACATAAATATTATTTTGATAGATAAAGATAAAAATTTTAAGAAATATAAAATTAAATAAGCGATATTTATTCAGTATTTTTATTCCAAATATACCATTTACCAAACAGCCCAACTATTCTACTTATAGGCGATACATAACTTGACCTATTATCGCTATCATTGTTATAGGTATTATTATAGCTTTGGTTTATAGTTTCAATGGGTTGACCTTCTACGTAAACATAATTTGTCTTTTCTATTCCGAAAGTAAGTGTTGCAGTCGAAGAATATCCACTAACCGCAGTTAAACATAATAAAAGGGTGAGAATTAATGCTGTTAGTTTTTTCATTATGACCTTTATTCCAAATGTAAATATGAACAAGGAGGATCCAAACTAGGACTCATGCATCTGTTAATGAATGTACGAACATGATTTAGGAATAATGTTCAGACGTATGAGAATAAGTTAGTATCTCCCTTGTTTATGTTTACATGTTAGTATATATACCACATAGTATATAAATATGTCGTTAAGTTATTTTATAATTTACAAAAAATCTACTATATAATAAGCTCTTAAATGTGGTTTATAATATATTCGATTATTATTTGTCTTCTTCCGCAGAGCATCCGATCCCATTTTATAAAATTTTCTTCCGTGGCAAAAGAATATCCTTTGTTCTTTAATAGTATCGACTTTATCGACTTTTTTTATTGTTTTTTTAATCTCGCAGGTGCGAACCTCTTTCTTTTTTGTTTTGTTTTCTAGTTTACATAAAAAATGAGTATACCAGCTATCAAATTTATATGCTAATCTTGCAGGGAAATAAAAAAAATACACCATAAACAATCTTGAATAAATAAACCAACGATACTTTATGGTGTATACGGGATTACTCATAAATTTAATCTCCATAAATATTTAATTCTCATGGCAATCATCTTATATTTTAAATCATGAGCTTTGTTTTTAAATGATTTTTTAAAACCTACTGGCGAGGATATGCAAGAAGCTAAAATAAACCCTAGACCACAATCTGGCAATATTAAACTCATGCTAGAACATATTATAACGGCGAGTATCTTTTTTGGGCTTGGACTTATTTTAAAGGTCTCCACCCTAGGATTAATATCACTGTATATCATACAAGTTATACAATATATTACTTTATATAACTTTGTCTGAACTATCAAGTAACTACTTAATCAATAGTTTTATATATTTTCAGGACTGTTTAAAAAAAGAAATATGGCTAAAACAAAAATACCAAAAATAGTTGGATTCCTTATGTTAGTCGCATTTCTTTTTGGAGCAGGATATTTATTGCCCTATACTTTATTTCTTGGGAAAGCTGGGCTTTTAGATGATAAAATTGCTTCACAGGTAGCGATTTATTCTGATATATCGCTTTTTTTTGTTGGTTTAATCGTGGTTTATTTGATAAATTATCTTTGGAAAGGAAATGATAAGTATGGGGACAATATAGGGATTCATAATAAGGAAGAGGGAATATTAAAGAATTTTACTTATATGCAGATAACTTTATTATCGTCTATATTTTTCTTTGCATTATTCTTCTTTGCAAATTTAAGTAAATCTCTAAAACAAGGGATAGTTCCTTATGTACAATTACCGCAACAATTTTCCGCATTAGATTCTGTTTCACTATCAACAGCCCAAATCCCAATCGCCGAGAATGTAATGTTCGCCTTCGCTGTTGGTTTGATAGCCTTAATAGTTACCCTAGTCTCCATAAAATACAATTTATCTAAAAAAGATCATGTTCTCTATAAATTTATGTCTGTTATTATTGGCTCTAGTATCCTTGGGTGGACATGGCATCAGACTGTTTATAGCAATTCTTCTATAGCTGGGATAGTAGTGGCGGTTTTCTGGGGGATAGGAGGCTTACTCTGTCTCCTAACTGGTTCATTTATTCCGTTTTTAGCGTTGCATGTAGCGAATAATTTAACAATCGATCTGTCTAGACTTTATTCCAACGATTTCGCCAGTGGAATGATTATATTATTTATCATAACACTTGTGCTAATTTATGGCTTTATTTATAGAAAAAATAAAGATTGGTTGAAGGGGGCAGATAGATATAAATGATTTCTTGTAGATTTGGGAAGAAAGCCTTATTATTAATTGTTTTGGGTGTGTTTTTATTATTTTTAACCTTAGCCGATGCCCCCTCTGTCACACTTGTTTCCCCATTAGATACACTTTCTTCTGGTGCTTTAACTCAAAAGTTTATCAGTAATGTTACAGACGATATCCAATTACTAAATGCTACTTTATATATTTGGGACTCTGAAGGTGTTAGAATAAATGATAACACAGACTGGACTTCGTTTAGGCAAGTTGGGGATACGACAAGAAGTCAAGATTGGACAGCTCAGGCAGACACTACTTATAATATTTCTCAATTTGTGGCTAGTTATACAACTGGCGGAGCTATTAGATGGTCTTCCCCAGCAGTCTCCAATGGATATGTTTATGTAGGCTCCGAAGACAACAAACTCTACCAACTAAATGCAACAAACGTGTCTCAGGTGATAGCAACCTATACAACTGGGGATGGTACTAAGACTCCCGCAGTCTCCAATGGGTATGTCTATGTAGGCTCCGAAGACAACAAACTCTACCAACTAAATGCAACAAACATCTCTCAGATGATAGCAACCTATACAACTGGGGATGATATTTATTCCACCCCCGCAGTCTCCAATGGATATGTCTATGTAGGATCATATGACAACAAACTCTACCAACTAAATGCAACAAACATCTCTCAGATGATAGCAACCTATACAACCGGCGGGGATGTGTGGCCTTCCCCCGCAGTCTCCAATGGATATGTTTATGTCGGATCAGCTGACAACAAACTCTACCAACTAAATGCAACAAACGTGTCTCAGGTGATAGCAACCTATACGGCTCCGAAAAGTTTCTATACGGCTCCAGTAGTTTACGGCGATTATGTATATTCATCTACTAGTGCCTATGGCAAACTCTACCAGCTAAACGCAACAAACATCTCTCAAGAAATAGCTAGTTATGACATAGCCGGCTCCAGTTTTTCTTCTCCTGTTGCCTCTAATGGCTATTTGTATATAACAGAGGCCGAGGGAGTTTTGCAGCTAAACGCAACCAATGTCTCAGAGTTAATTTCTACCTATGATCTGGGGACTAGTGCTGCCGCCTGGGGATCCCCCGCGATCTCCAACGGCTATTTATACATAGGAGAAGCTTTTGATAATGTTTTTCATCAACTAAACGCCTCAAACGTCTCCCAGATGATAGCAACATATACGACTGGCGGGAGTATATATTCCTCCCCAGCTGTTGCTGATGGGTATGTTTATTTCGGATGCGAGGATAGTAAGGTTTACCAGCTAAACGCCTCATGGTTTTATAATGAACAAGATTTAGAAGGAGTTTCAGGAGAAGTCGAATTTGAACATTCTTTTTCTAATTATAGTACATACGAATGGAACATATACTCTTGCGATAATGACTCCTCTTGTTCGTTTGCCACTTCGAATTACACCTTAACGCTTAATTATAGTATTCCAACAATAGAATTAATAAGCCCAGAAAACAATATTTACTCTTCCTCTTTTTTGTATTCTTTTGTAGCAAATTTGACAGACGATATACAATTACTAAACTCAACATTATATATTTGGGACTCTATCGGGGATATTGTTTACGGCAACACAGACTGGACTTCTTACATGCAAACTGGAGACACGGTAAGAAGTCAAGACTGGATAACTCAGGCAGATACTACTTATAATATTTCTCAGTTTGTGGCTAGTTATTACGCTGGCTCCCCGATCTTTTCTTCCCCCGCAGTTGCTAACGGATATGTTTATGTTGGCTCCGAAAACAACAAACTTCATCAACTAAATGCAACAAATATTTCTCAGATGATAGCAACATATACAACTGGCGGTCTTATTTCTTCTTCCCCAGCAATCTCCAACGGATATGTTTATGTCGGATCGTATGACAACAAACTCTACCAGTTAAACGCAACAAACGTGTCTCAGATGATAGCAACATATACAACTGGCGGAGATGTGCGGTCTTCCCCCACAGTCTCTAACGGATATGTTTATGTTGGCTCTGAGGACAACAAACTCTACCAGTTAAATGCAACAAATATTTCTCAGATGATAGCAACATATACGACTGGCGATCAGGTTTTATCTTCCCCCGCAATCTCCAATGGGTATGTTTATGTCGGGTCAATCGACAACAAACTTCATCAACTAAACGTAACAAACATCTCTCAGATGATAGCAACATATACAACTGGCGGTCTTATTTCTTCTTCCCCAGCAATCTCCAACGGATATGTTTATGTCGGATCGTATGACAACAAACTCTACCAGTTAAACGCAACAAACGTGTCTC